CGCATCAATGTCAGCGCACTGTTCAACCAAGGCAACATCCTCGAAGACAGTTACAAGGAAGAGTTCATCGACTACGACTCGAACACCCAAGACATCATCGCAACCGTCATCTACAGGTCACTGGATTCGAATGGCATCTTTGCGGTGAACCGTTCCATCTCAGTCCAACGCACAGATGCGGATGAAGCCAACGTCATCCGCCAAGACTTTGACGCGTCGGCTTTTGTCACCAACGAAGACCAAGCCATCAAGATTGGCAAGCTGATGTGTAACATCCGCTATTACGTCCGCACCGCCATTGAATTCAAAACCTACCCAACCAGCAGCCCCATTTCCCCTGGTGCGTACATCTACGTCGACATCGGTCAGAACCAGTGGGACAACATCAAAACGGGTGTCATCGGTCCTGGCGGCAAACTAAATTCTCCGGTGGACAATACCCTGGCCGATGGAACCAAATCCTTTTTGCTCTACAAGCCTGGATCAGCTCCGTACGCGACGGATGCACTCGTTACAAACAATGTAGCTTCAAGTCTCAGTGACAGAGAAGGCTACCTATACGTCATCGGCACCGAGGTTAAAACTCGGCGGGTTTTCCGGGTAACCGAAGTCCAGATGGATGAGGAAGGCGAGGTTACGGTGCGTGCCAGCATCTATCCATGCGGCGCCAACGACAGCAGCCTCATAGCTGACTTCGGTGTGGATGATCCAGAAACAGGACTCAATTCTATCTTTACCATCCAACGCTAAGCTAGGTACATTACCGGACCGCCGTCATGGGTTTTTATACGGGCCGAACCGGCGCTCTGTTTTTTAACAGTAGTGCCAATCCACTGGCCGCCGAAGCTGTTCTAAAAATCCGTGACTGGTCGCTGGATACCAGCCTGGAGCTGCTGGAAACCACCACCATCGACACTGCCGTCAAGGCTTACACCCCTGGCATGGTGTCCTCCACGGGCTCAGCTACCGTGATGTACTACAGGAGCGAGAGCGGCGACGTGGGCGTTCAGTTCGAGCAGCTGCTGAACAAGGTCATGAAGACCAGTGCTACGGGCGTCACAACGGCTGACCGTGTTGTCCTAACGCTACGAGCAGGCGTAAACCCTGGAGCAACAAGCGATATTGAAGACGATATCCGGTTTAACGCCTATATCACCAACGCCAGCATCACTGTTGGCACAGGCGAACTGACCAGCGTTGCCATCCAGTTCACCGTCGATGGTCCTTTCCTGGAAACCGTTGATTCATGACGTACTACCTCGGCAATGTCGGTAATGTCCGCCTACGCCGCAAAAGCTCTCTAATAATTGCTGGTGAGGTGCGGTTTGCCGACGTCAGTACGGTCCTCAACAGGGTGGGCTTTGATAACTCTTTGGATACTATTTTAACTGGAGATCGCATCCAAATTCGTACTACCGATGCACGAGGTCTTGCCTTTTTTCCTGTAACCAGCTGGACCGATGGTGAGGGCCTGACGTACGCCACATTCGATGCTTTTGTAAACGTAAACGCTGCTGGTGGTCTGCGGTTTTTTAGCAACTTTACCGCTGCAGTAAACAACGACCGCAGCCAAGAGTACCCAGTAAACACGTTTGCTGGTGATCCACTTGCCGTCACAATTCAAGTCCGGGACATCAGTGCAAACGTCCTAGGAGACGTAACAGGTTTCACGTTTAACACAGATAGGGAAAGCCTGGAGACAACGACTCTCAGCGACAAATTTAAGCGCATGTACAGCGCCGGTTTAATTAGTGGCAGCGGAACTCTTGATTGTATTTTTAACGCCACAACATCCGGCATCAAAGAAACTCCGCTGCTGCTGCTACAACTAATCAACAGGTTGGATATTGGCAGCGAGTTTGACTGTCTGTTGTCCTTGACTGATAGTGAAAACGATCCGAACGTCCAAGACATTTACTACGAGTTCAGCGCGATGGTTACGCGCTCGGGCATCGACGTCAAGGCCACTGAACTGCTGACGTGTGCCGTAGATTTTGTCACTACCGGCGAAATCCGCCTCCTGGTGGGACGTCCCAGCGGGTATCTACTGAAGGAGGACGACGATCGGATTAAACTGAACCAGAGCCTCGACTTCCTGCTGACGGAAGTAACCGATTAAAGGAATCCCCCATGGCCGACCAGCGTATTACACAACTCAACGCACTGGCCAAGGGTGACGTTGCGGCTACTGACGTCTTGCCCATCGTAGACATTGGGGCGAGCGAAACCAAGAAAGTCACTGCCAAGGATCTGGTTGCCGCCGGCATCGACTTGGTGGACAACGGCGAGATCGACCTTATCAAGCTCGACCAGAGCAGCGTCACAAAACTCGGCACCACCGCCCTAGCCGACGACGCTGTAACCGCAGCCAAGTTAGCCGACAACTCCAGCACTGCTTACACATCCACTGTCCCTTCAACCGACAACTTCGAAGGTCGCGGCTACGTAAACAGCACCACCAAGTACGTCCAGGTCTGGGATGGATCGGCATTCCAGCAGGTCGTAACGCCCACCGCCGGACTGGAGGATGGGGCTGTAACGACAGCCAAACTGGCTGCCAACGCCGTAACAACTGCAAAAGTCGATGCCGCTGGCCTTGGTACAGCCGCACTAGCTGACGATGCAGTCACCACGGCAAAAATCGCTGATGATGCCGTTACGGCAGACCAACTAGCCACAAATTCAGTCACGGCAGACGCGATCGTTGCCGGCGGTGTCGGTAGCAGCGAGATTGCAACTGGTGGTGTAGCCACAGCAAATCTCGCTACTGGCGCTGTAACAGGTCCCAAACTCGCCGCCGATTCGAGCACAGTCGTCAGTGGCAACGCCCCAAGCGGCAGTGGCGACTTTGAAGGCCAGCAGTGGATCAACGTAAACACCGGCCTCGCCTACGTCTGGACTGGATCTGCCTGGCAGCAAGTATCTGCTGTCCAAACCATCACTTTCAGCGACAGCACCCCTATTGCGTTTGCTGTCACAAAACCAGATAATTTTACGGCTCAAATCACAACAACACTCGACACCCAAGTCGCTGCATCAGTTTTTGCTGGACCTGCAACTGGTGGAGCCACCACACCGACGTTCCGGTCACTTGTTGACACCGACCTGCCGGTTGCAACAAGTAGCACCAACGGTGCTGTCCAGCCTGGTACTGGCCTAGACGTAACTGCCGGTGGAGTCCTAAACCACAGCAACACTGTTGCCGCTGGCACCTACACCAAAGTCACCGTAGATGCCGAAGGTCACATCAGCCTTGGCGCAATCCTTGAAGCCAGTGATGTCCCAAATCTTGACGCGAGCAAGATCACAACCGGCACGTTTAGTAGTGCCTTCCTAGCGTCAAACAGCGTTACCGCAGACCAACTTGCCGACTATGGCATTGCTCAAGTCAGTGAGACGCAGCCAGTCCCTGAGTTTGCTGGCCAGTGGTGGATCAACCCATCCGACCGTTCTGCCTACATCTGGGTCGGCACCGTTAGCCCTACCCCCAACGGTTACTGGTTGCTGGTGGGTTACGGCAGTCCTACCCAGCTCAACCTTCGTTTTGGCGGCACCTATAACGCCACCACAAACACCGTTGTAAGTCTTAACGAATACGGCACCGAGGCAGGTCTGGTCATCGGCCAGCCCGTTGGCTCACCGAACTCCCAAAACAATGGCGTCTATCTGGTTGTCACGACTGGAGGGACTGGCACAACGCCTGCGCCGGCTGTATCGCTGGCGATTGGCGACTGGATCCTTAGCCAAGGAACTGGATCCAACTGGACCAAGGTTGCCGTTGTGTCTGGTGCGAGCGGCACCTTCAACGACTACGACATCCTCTCCGACGGCACCTACTTCACTCCCGACATGCCGGGTGTGTCCGACGTCCGTGACGCACTGGTACTGCTGTGGGGTCGGACTCAAGTTGCAACAACCTCGCAAATTGGTGTTGTACTGGAGTCAACTGAGGTGCTTGTTGATAACACCACTGGCGAAATGTCCATCGGAACGGTTGACGATGGCACCTACTGATGTCTCACCGCACCGAATCTTTTACCTACAGCGCCGAGAACGTACCAGTTGGCGGCCAACCGGGTGACGTCCTTCTCAAAATCCAAGGCAGCAACTACTACACGGCCTGGCGCGACTTCACCTACGTCTTCGAGACGTATGACGTCGTGTTAGATGACGGCGAATACTAGGTAGAATGCCCAAGTAATCCCGTCCTGCTGGAGTTAAGGGAATGGCCTCGACCCATAAGAGTCTGCGTAGCAGCACTGCAAACAAGCGCCCCACCACGGCAATCGCAGACGGTCAGATCGCCCTTAACACCAACACCACCAGTCCCGGTCTGTTCTTCAAGGACAGCACTGGCGCAACCATCATCAAAGTCGGCCCGGTTCACGTCGGCGCCACCGCCCCCAACGCCAGTCCAGCCGTTGGCGGTAGTAGCGGCAACAGCACTGGTGAAGTCTGGTTGGACACCAGCCTCACCCCCAACGGCGTCAAAATCTGGAACGGTAGCGCCTGGGTCAACGTCACCCCTGCGGGAAGCACCACTGTCCAGGGCCTGCTGGAACTTGCAACCAGCGCCGAAACTCAAACTGGTAGCGACACGGATCGCGCCGTAACTCCTGCTGGTCTGCAATCCAAAGTCAGTGACAGCACCAGCACCACCAGCTCAACGACGATTGCGTCGAGTACGGCGGTCAAGTCTGCCTATGACCTTGCCAATGCAGCACTACCCAAATCCGGCGGCACTGTTACCGGCAACCTGGAGATCGGTACCACTGGCAGTCTGACTTTTGAAGGAAGTGTTAATGACACTTTTGAGACTGCCATTGCCGTTGTCAATCCCACAGCAGATCGCACAATTACGTTGCCGGATACGACAGGCAC